GTGTTGGAGTTGATCCGTGACCGCTTCGAGCTGGATGGGACGCAGCAGCTGCTCGACCTCGGGTGTGGTCCCGGAACGCTGTCGATCCCGCTGGCCCGGTACGTCAAGGTCGTCCACGCGCTGGATCCCGAGCCGGCCATGATCGCCGAGGGCGTCCGGATCGCCGCCGCCGAGAAGGTGGTGGGGGTCGCATGGCGGGTGGCGTGGGCTGCGGACCTCCCGAAGCTCGGGCTCCCCCCGATCGCGGTGGCTACGCTCGGCCGGTCCTTCGGCTGGATGGACAGCACACGAGTGCTGTCCGATCTGGACCACCTGGTCGAGCCCGCCGGCGGGGTGGTGTTCGTCGGCAGCAGTGATGCGAGTACTCGGCCGGGCTGGCTGGACGTGATCGAGAGCGTCGGCGCCGAGTACCTGGGGCACGGCTATCGCGACCGCCACGGACCCCATCACCGCGGGGTTGATCCCGAGCTCGACTTGGCGGCGTCACCGTTCCCACGGACGGACACCACCCTGTTCGAGCAGCCCCTCACGTTCACGCTGGACGAGCTGGTTGGCTTGCAGTTCTCCATGTCCTACACGAGCCCGGAGATCCTGGGGGCCAGGACGGCAGCGTACGAACGGGACCTGCGCGCGGCCCTCCTGTCGTACTCCCCTGCTGGGGTGTTCCACCAAGCGCGGCGGGTCGTGTGCACGGTGGCGGTCCGCGACTGAAGGGACGCGGGGCCTCCTGCTTGATCACCTAAGGTCGAAGGTGGGCGCGGGGCTGGAGCCCTCGTGTCTACTGCTGCACCCCGCATCCCCGACTCCCTCGCGGCACTGGCTGTCCCGCTCGAAGACCTCTCGCACTACTACCGCAACCCGCGGACCGGCGATCTCGAGTCGATCACCGAGTCTCTGGCCACCCACGGCCAGTACAAGCCGGTCGTGGTCAACAAGGGCTCCCTCACCGGACGCCCGAACGAGATCCTGGCGGGCAACCACACCGTCAAGGCGGCCCGGACCCTGGGCTGGGAAGAGGTCGCGGTCACCTGGCTCGACGTCGACGAGGACACGGCGGCGAAGATCGTCATTGTCGACAACCGCACGAGCGATCTGGCCGGCTACGACACGCAGCTCCTCGCGGACATCCTCACCGACCTGCCCGACCTCGCCGGCACCGGCTACGACCAGGCACAGGTGGACGACCTCCTGGACGACGCCTCCCTGCCAGCACCGATCGAGCTGCCCACCGACGGGGCCGGAACCGGAGCCGCGGCAACGGTGGACTACCTCCAGTGGGGCTACCTCCAGTGGTCTTCAACCCGCGTTCGAGTGACCCAGAACGAGGTCGAGCTCCTGAACTCGCTCTACAAGAAGTTTGTCGATGATCACGACACCGATCTCGGGTTTGGTTGGCATGTTCTGAACGAGGAGCACCTTGCCTCTGAGGAAGAAGTCGGCCAGTGAGCCCGCTTGACGTCCGGTTCGACCCGGCCTATCCGCTGGCCGATCTACGGCCGGCCGACTACAACCCGCGCCGTTTGTCGGACTCCGCGTTCGTCCGGCTCCAGGGCTCCCTGCGTCGGCATGGCGTCGTCAAGCCCGTGATCTTGAATGCCGACGGCACGTTGGTCGCGGGTCACCAGAGAACGAAAGGGCTGAGGGCGATCGGGCAGGACACCGTGCCCGCGACGGTCCTGCCGCAGAAGGTCCGCCTTCAGGACGAGATCAAATTCAACTTGCTCCACAACCGGGTCGAGACCGAGAGCAGCGTCGTGTACGCGGAGGCCGGCCCGATCGGTCAGTGGTGCTGGATCCCTTGGCAGACCATCGAGGTCGTCGCGTCGAGGAACCTGCCCTTCCAGCAGGCCATCGGCTTCATGACAGCCGCCCACGGCCCATGGGGGTCCGTGGTCATCGACGATCAGGGCCGCATCGTCCTCAACGCCGAGTACGCCGCCGTTGCGAAGGCCCAGCGATTCGACATCCTGGCGTGGACCGTCGCCTCCTTCGACGCCGGCCAGCTCGTGGAGGACCTGACCGGGGAGTACGGCGTCTACGACTGGACGGGGCTGGACGAGCAGGCCCCCGTGTGGAACCAGCACATCATCCAGCCGAACAGGCTCAGAGAGCCCACGTCGAAGGCGGCGGTGGAGAAGGTCCGCTACAAGTCAGAGACCTGGGAGCAGCTGGTCCTGCCCTGGCTGACGACCGGGCACCGGGTTGTTGACTTCGGGGCAGGCCACGGTGACTATGCCCGGCACCTGCGCGCACAGGGTTATCAGGTCCACGACTACGAGCCGTACCGCACGTTCAAGGGCAAGTACAGCCTGGACATTCGCGGGATCGTCGGCATGATCCGGACCATCGAACGCAGCCTCCGAGAGCGGGGCCTGTACGAAGTCGTCGTCCTGGACTCAGTGATCAATGGAACAACAAGCCTGGAGTATCAGCACTGGGTGCTGCTCACGGTCAACGCCCTCTGCGCCGAGAACGGCACGGTCGCCATCGGCACACGAAATTTGAATCACGAGCAGGCGTACGAGGATTCGGAACACTCCATCAGCCGCGATGCAACGCGGCTGAAGTTCCTTGATGAGCATGGCGTGGATATGCGGTTCGTCAAGGGCAAGTGGCAGCGCATCCGCTACCACACGCCAAATTCCCTGCACGGCTTGTTGTCGCGCTACTTCGAGGAGGTCGAGCTCAGCGACGCCAGCAAGGCCACGATCAAGGCTGTGTGCCGCAAGCCGCGCGCATTTCCCATCGAAGAATACGAGGAGGCTTTCCGGAACGAATTCAATATGCCATACCCCAACGACTATCACCACAACAGGCATTTCGGAATTGTGGAAAGATTGATAGAATTGACCAAGGAAAGGAACGCTCAATCGGAGGGGTAGGAAATGATATCGGGAGCGGACTCAGAGAGGGTTCGCATAGAAATCGAGTCACGTGACACGTTCCGCATCATGTGGCTCGCAGGGATACGCCAAGTCGATCTGACGCAGCACTGCCTGAAGACCTTCGCCGAGTGCGACAGGCCGGCCGTGGACCACCGATTGAGGCGACAGACCTTGCTACTGCCGACGGCGAATCCGCCGGCAGCCTGGTACCTGTGCGCTCTGCCGATTCCGTGGGACTGGGGCAGGAACGCTCACCTCGGCTTCGAGCATGCGCCCGGCGTGGAGTGGGAGGGGGACGGCCTCGTGCCCGGCTTGGGGGTACGACTGCGGAACGCGCGGCCCATCATCGGGTGGGGGGAGCACTCGATCCCTGCCGGCGAACCGCTGCGGCAGGCCCGCTTGTTCCGAACCTGCCGGAACTGGCAGTTCGGATGGTGGCTGAAACAGAACCGCGACGTCCCGGCAGCTCTGGCAGCGGCGTCACCCCCGGAGGTGCAGCCGGGGGTGACACAGCTGTCCTTCGAGGGTTAAGTGAAGGCGTTTCCAGACAGTGACTGAAATTCGCTCTTGAATGGCAGTCCGGCGGCCAGTAAATTTATTTGGCCGCCGGACTGCTGTCCGGTGCAGCAAGGGAATCGCAAGGAGAACATTGACGCGCAGCGGGTGCCAAACCTGCCGCTGACTCGTGAACTGCGGGCCAGCGGGGTTTGACGGTCCATCTGGTTGCCCTACAAGGGCACCGACCGAGGGAGACCTATGCCCTCAGCCGGGACACCAGGTGACCCCCGCTTGCTGCCCGCGGAGTACACCCTTGCTGGACCGCTTGATCGACCTCCTGTCACAGACCCGGACCCTCCGCGCCCTGCTCGACTTCTGCACCATCGTCGTGCGCCTCCTGCCCGCGTTGGTCGTGGTGGTCGCGCTCATCCCCTCGTTCTTCGTCTTCGCGTTCATCTCCGCCAGCGCGCGCAGGTCGGTCCTGGAGATCGTGGACCGCCTCACGAAGTGGACGCTCGCCAGGTAGCAGCTCGCAGCCCCGCCGCCGCCCTCCGTACAGGATCATGGAAGGGCGGCGCGGGGGTTTCGAGGAGCTGCGCACATGGGCCGCCCCAACAGGGCCGCACGGGCCGCCATCACCCAGCGGCGTACCGACGCGATCGACCTCAAGCTGGCAGGCATCCACTGGCTGACCATCGGCCGGAAGCTGGCCGCGGACCCGGCGATCAACAGCGACGGGATCGCCTACCCACAGGGGTACGGCATCGAGGCGTACCGGCGCGGCGCCGAGCCGCCGAGCGACGGCCGGCTGATCGAGCTCGCCTGCAAGGACGTGTCGAAGGCGCTTGCAGAGCGCAGCACCGTCCTGGACGAAAGCACCGATGAGCTGCGCAAGCTCATGGCCGAGCGGCTGGAGCGGCTGTTCTTCGGCGTGTACCGCTCCGCGATCCGGACCGGCGACCTCGCCGCCGTGGACCGTGCTGTCCGCATCATCGAGCGGAGCAGCCACCTCCTCGGCCTGAACCGTCCGGTTCGCACGGAGATCACCGGCGTGGACGGCGGCGCCGTGCAGGTGGAGACAACCGGCCTGGATGAGCTGGAGCGGCTGATCGCGCTGGCCGGCGACACCGGTTCCGAGGGTGGGGAGGGCTGACGAGGCTGCGGTTCTCCAGCTGTATCGCACGCTGCCCGCGTCGCGCCGCCGTGAGATCGCCGCAGCCTCCACACCACAGCTCCGAGCCCGCCTCGCCCAGATCGAGCGAGGCCTTGCGATGGACCGCTCCCCCGGCGCGATGGCGGCGGTCCTCACCGACGGAAAGGAGATGCAGGCCCCGCACCTGGGGTTGATCGACCGCGCATTCGAGCGGGTGGCCGCCGGGGTTCCGACACGGCTGCTGCTCACAATGCCACCCCGGCACGGCAAGTCCCGGCGCGCGGCCCGCTGGGCACCTCTGTGGTACCTGCGGCGGCGCCCGGAACACCGGGTGATGATCGCCTCGTACTCCTCGGACCTGGCCGATGATCACGGCCGGTGGATCCGGGACGCGATCCTCGCCTACGAACCTCAGATCGGAATCGGCCTGCGCCCAGGCAGCTCGGCGGCCAACCGGTTCGACCTGCTCGGGACCGAGGGCGGCGCGGTCATGGCCGGCGTCGGTGGCGGTCTCACCGGCAAGGGCGCCCACCTGGCGGTGGTGGACGACCCGATCAAGGACGCTGCCGAAGCCAGCTCGCCCACGATGCGGCGCCGCCTCTGGGAGTGGTGGCAGGCCGTTCTCCTGACCCGCATCGAGCCCGGCGGATCCGTCATCCTCATCCAGACCCGCTGGGACGAGGACGACCTTGCCGGCCGTGTGCTGGCCGAGGAACGGCACCGGTGGACCGTCATCGACCTGCCCGCCCTGGCCCTCGCCGAAGACGACGCGCTCGGCCGCTCCGTCGGCGGCGCTCTCTGGCCGGGCCGGTACGACGAAGCGGCCCTCGCGGACATACGGGCATCCGTCGGCGAGCGCGTCTGGTGGTCGCTGTACATGCAGCAGCCCCGGCCGCAGGACGGCGGTGTCTGGGACTGGGCGTGGATCACGGACAACCGGATCTCGGCCGCCCAGCTGCGCGGCATCGACCTCAGCAGAATCGTTGTTGCAGTCGACCCTGCTGGCGGCGAGTCGGCCGTGGGAGACGAGACCGGCATCATCGCTGCGGCCCGCGATGCCGACGGGCACCTGTACCTCCTCGATGACCGCAGCGGGAACCGTGGCGCGGACGCGTGGGGCAGGGAAACATGCCTGCTGGCGATAGAGCTCCGCGCGGACGCGATCGTGGTGGAGTCGAACTACGGCGGGGACATGAGCCGCCAGGTGATCGCGCAGGCGTGGGAGGACCTGCACCGGGAGAACCGGACCGAGCAGATGCTGATGCCCGCGGTTATCCCGGTCACCGCGAAGAAGGGCAAGAGGCTGCGCGCCGAGCCGATCGCCCAGCTCTACGAGCAGGGCCGCGTGCACCACGTCGGCCAGTGGCCGAACCTGGAACAGCAGATGGTGACCTGGGTGGCGGGGATGGACAGTCCGGACCGGATGGACGCCGCCGTTCACGCGCTCACAGAGCTGGCCAGCCCACAGCACGGCGGAGCGGGTTCCGGCGGCTACCGGGACGGACGCCTGGACGGCCGCCGGTAAAGGACTCGCGGAAGGAGCCGTCCCGGCGACGGGGGATGCACCGGGACGGCTTCTGCGTAGCGTAGCGACGAACCGCCGTGAGACTCGCTCGCTTAGGCTGAATCCGGCGCGGGGGTCGTTGAGGAGTCCGTTTCCTTGGGCCTGCGCGAGTTCGTTTCCGACGCCTGGTCGTGGCTGAACTACAAGCCGATGATGACCACCGCCAGTACCGGCCTCCCCCACCGGGCCCTCGCTCCGGCGGCCCGGCCGGGCTGGCTGCCGCAAGACGCTGCCCGCCGCCTGGCGGCCTACAAGATCCTCGCTGCCTACGACTCCAACCAGGCCGGCGAGCTCGCCGTCCTCACTGGCAACGAGGCGGGGGGTGAGCGGCGGGAGTTCGGTGACGCAGCAGCGTTCGTGAACACCACGCTGGCGCACCTGCTGGGCAGGGCGCAGCAGATCGTGGCGCCGGGCGCCGAGCACGCGGGCGAGGAGGAGCCGACGCCTGAAGCGGGCGCAGCCGCAGAGGTCCAACAGCTTCTGCGGGACTGGGCGGAGAAGGAGCTGCTGCCGCTGCGGATGCAGGCCGCCGAGCGGAAGGCCGTGTTGCTCGGGGACGCCGTGTACCTGCTGGCCTGGGATCCCGAGAAGGCGCGCGTCCGACTGCGCACGCTCGACCCCGGGTTCTACTTCCCCGTCCTCGATGAGAACGCCGACCCGGGCGACTACCCGTCGAAGGTCCACCTGGCGTGGGAGATCCCTGAGGACCCGGCCCGCGGCACCAAGGCGCGGGTACGGCGGATCACGTACGAGCTCGGGCCGATCTCAGCAGCCACCCGCAGCATGGACGCCGGCCGCCGGAATCTGGTCGCCGACGGATCGGGCGGGTGGCTCCTCGAGCCGGGCGACACGCTCCACTCGGAGACCGGGCGCATTGAGCGCACCTACCCGTGGGCGGATCGGCCTTCCGCCGTCACCTGCTACCTCACGGACGCCGAGTGGGAGCTTGATGATCTGCGCCTGGGGCAGCAGCTCGATGACCTGCCGTTGGAGAAGGCCCAGGTCAAGACCAGGGCGGACGGGGAGGTCCTTGACCGGCTCGATCTGCGCATTGACTTCCTTCCGATCGTGCACGTCACCAACTCGGTGTCGGACGGCGAGCACTTCGGCCAGTCCGCGCTGGCCCCGGTCATGCAGGCGCTCGACGAGCTCGCGGAGTCCGACACGGACTCGGCCCGCGCATCGGCCACGACGGGAGCCCCGATCATCGGCCTGGCCGGGGTGCGCGCGGAGGTAGACCGGGTGACCGGCCGGCCACGGCCGCTCGCCGTCGAGCCGGGCACCGTGTTCCAGCTGGGCGACGGAGGACGGATGGACGTCCTCGACACCTCCGCGCAGCTCGCGGAACTGCGCGCGCGGGTCGAGGAGGTGCGCGAGCGGGCGGCTGTGAACGCCCGGCTTCCTGCGGTGAGCCTGGGCACCGCCGATCCCTCCAAGGTCCCCAGCGGCTACGCCCTTCAGCTCTCCCTGGGGCCGCTGGACTCCCTCGTGGAGTCCATGCGACTTGCCCGCGCGCACAAGTACGCCCTGCTGTTTCGGTTCGTGCAGCGGCTCCACCAGGCCGGGCAGGCCGAGGGCTGGCCTGCTGGGGCGACCACACCCGTGCGGCTGGTGTTCGGCCCGCACACCCCCACGGATCGCGGTGCCGTTCTCGAAGAGGTCGTACGGGCGGTGGGCGCTGGCGTGTTGTCGCTGGAGACCGGCGTGCGGATGCTGCAAGAGGCCGGGTATCCGATCGACGACGCCCGCGCGGAGATCGAGCGGATCACAGCCGGAAGGGCCCCCGACGCCGAGCAAGCTCCGGTCAGTCCTCCGCCGGCTGGAAGTTCTCGCGCTTCCACGTCTTGACGCGCTCGCGCTGGGCTTCCAGCGGCTCTCGTAGATCCTCTTCGGACATCGTGTGCTTCGTGCCTCCGCCCCACTGCATCACGTAGGTACCAAGGCCTCCCGTCACACCGTCGATCCGCGCCACGAAGAGGCAGGCGCCGGCGAACTCCCCGAACTCTGGTCCCAGCACCTCGCCTTCGCGTGGATCCCGTGCGGAGGCGAGGCGCGTACCTTCCTCGTCCAGGATGACGCGTTCCTCCTCCGAGGCGCTCGTCCGTACACAGGTGCCCGGACTCGAACCTGGCCTCGTGTACTCGGCGTCCTGCACGGCCACCTGGTAGACGGTGAACGGGGCCCGGTCGAGCCACGGTTGCCACAGCGCGACCCCGATACCCACCGCGACGGTGACACCCCCGGCCACTATCGCGTTCCGCACTCCCCGCGGCCGCCGTTGCGGCGTCTTGCCCAGCGAGACCTGTATCTCTTCCACGGTGCCCCCCACCTGGTCGTTTTGCCGATGATCATGCCAGGTGGGCGGCACGGGTCATCCGAAGGCGTCCCGCTCGGCTCCGTACACTCGGTTACGGCGCGGGGACGTCGAGGAGAGTCACGTCCTGATGTCCCGCCTTCTCCCGCCTCCGCGCGCCGTGCTCGGCTACCGGCGCGATGGCCGCCCGATCTTCCCCGTCGTGGGTGCCTCGTCGGAAGACCCTTCCAACGGGGGCGATCCACAGGTGACCCTGGGGCAGCAGCAGCTTCAGCAGATGATGGCCCGCGAGAAGGACCAGGGTTCCCGCGCTGGCCGTCGCGATCTCGTGGAGAAGCTCGGCTTCGCCTCCGCAGCCGAGCTGGAGCAGTGGGTCACACAACAGCGCGACGCCGAGCAGCAGCAGCTGACCGACGCTGAGCGCCGTGAGCAGGACCTCACAGCGCGGGAGACGGCGGCGGCGCAGCGCGAGGCCGCAGCTGTCGCCAGGGAGCGAAGCGCCGTCCGCCGGTCCGCGCTCGCCGGTCGCGGGGCAGTCGGCGACAACCTGGAGGATGCGGTCTCGCTACTGCGGCTTCCGGATGACGCCGACGCCACGGCTCTCGACCAGGCCGTCACCGACCTCCAGGGACGCCGCCCGGAGCTGTTCCGAGCAGCGGCTCCGGGCGCCGGCCAAGTTCCGCCCGCGCCCGGTGGCGCCCCGGCGTCAGGTCCTCCGGCCCGCCCCGGCGGTCCGGCCCCCAAGCCTGGTGAGGGCGGCCTCGCGATGGCTCGGCGGCGCGGCCTGCTGCCCCCGAGCTCCTGACCAGCGCGCAAGTCCGGCCGCGCGCCTTCGGGGACCACGCCCCGCACTCCTCGTGGACCGCTCCACCATCCGGTGAGAGCAGGCCGCTCCTGCACATAGGAGAAGCGGCTTGATCCAGCCGTCCACCACCACCGTGACCCTCACCGCTGACCGGGACTGGCTCGCCTCCCGGCACGGCACCGACTCCACCGAGACAATCACCCTCGACCTGACCAAGCTCACCAAGAGCACCCACTACGTCGAGCCCACGGCCGCGGGCCCACACGGCTTCGTCCGTTCCGGCGTGACCGTCGGTCGCATCACCGCCTCCGGCCTGTACGGGGCGTACGACCCCGCCGCTGCCGACGGCCGCCAGGTTCTCGCCGGCCTGGTGTTCGCAGAGGCCGCGTTCACGTCCGGGCAGACCAAGATCCCGGCCGCGCTGTTCTGGCACGGCACCGTCAAGGCCGCGAAGATCCCGGGCGGCATCGACGTCACGAAGATCGCCGCGAACGCGGCGGGCGCGCAGATCCGCTTCCTGGCGGTGAGCTGATGAGCATCGCCGACCTGCTGAAGAACGTGTCCGTCGCGGACCTCACCGTCTACGCCCGCTCCATCCCGAACCCGCAGGACTTCCTGCTCACGCAGACCGTCTTCGCGGAGACCCAGGTCCAGGATGTGAAGTGGCGCATCCGCAACACCAAGCGGCGCGTGAACACGGCGTCCTACCGCGCCTACGACGCGTCCGTGCCGATCGCCCGCCGCCAGGCCGAGCAGACGACCACGGAGGGCACCCTGCCCGCCCTGGGTCAGAAGCTCCTCGTGGGCGAAATGGAGCAGTTGCTCCTCGACGCAACGCGCGGTGCAGATGAGGACCGACTCGTGGAGTTGCTCTACGACGACGTCGAGCGGCACGTGGAAGCCATCCGCTCCCGCCTGGAGCTCGCCGCCGGCGACGTCCTCGTGGACGGCCGCTTCACCCTGGCCGGAGAGAACGGGCTGACCGTCGAAGTGGACTACGGAGTCCCCGCGGCGAACATGCCCACCGCTCCGAAGCCCTGGTCCGATCCGACTGCGGACCCGCTCGCCGATGAGCTGCGCTGGATCGACTACCTCGACTCCATCGGCGCCCCGGCCCCCGAGATGGTCCTCACCTCCCGGAAGGCGGCCTCCCACCTCGCGGGAAACCAGGCCTACCGGGCCGCGTACTACGGCACTCCGGCAGGCGGCCAGACCCCGACGTCCGCGCTCACCCCCGAGCAGGTCAACTCTGTGCGCGGCACGTACGGCCTGCCGCCGATCACGCAGTACAAGGCGCAGGTCTGGCAGGACGACGTGTCCAAGCGTGTCCTTCCCGAGGACAAGTGGATCCTCCTCCCGCCGGACCGCCAGCGGTGGGGCCAGACCCAGTACGGCACCACGGCCGAGTCCCTTGCCCTGTCCCGGGGCACGGACCCGCAGATCGAACGGCAGGAGGCTCCGGGCATCGTGATCACGCGGGACGCTCAGGATGACCCGGTGCAGATCTGGACCAAGGGGGCCGCCGTCGCCATGCCGGTCCTCGCTGCCCCGGACTGCCACATCACGGCGACGGTCCTGTGAGCGCCGCGGTGAAGGCCGTAGGTGTCCTCGCGGCCACCGTGCACGTCCTCGACCCTGAGGAGCGCGTCCCGATCGTCCTGACGGTCGGCACGGAGGTGACGGACCCGGCCATCGCCGAGCAGATCACCAACCCTGCTTGTTGGGAAGGCGAGCCGCCCCCGAGGGCTAAGGCGCCCCGCAAGACGACGTAGACCGGCTGGGGAGGAGCATCCGCTCCTCCCCAGCTCCGTGTGTGGAAGGGACGAGCATGAACAGCGAAGTGCTGCGGTGGCTGATGGCGCAGCTCGGGCCGGACACCGATCCGGCCGACCTGGAGCAGAGGTACGAACGGCTCCACTCGGCGCGGGCCGTGGCTCAGGAAGTTCTACAGGAGCGGATCGCCGCCCTGCTGGCTGAGCCCTTGCGCGTGAGCATCAACGGGATCGCCACGATCGACCAGACCAGCAACGTCGCGGCGCTCGAACGCCGACTCGCGCAGGTGGCTGGTCAGGCCGGCCCCGACGATGCCGAGGAGGTGGCGTTGGTGGCCGTCACCAGCTTCCCCCTGGTGGCACGCGCACGGCGGTAACGCGCAGCGGGGTCAGGTGGGCATGGAGCGGGGGCACGAGCGGCATACCCAGCCGGATCGACGGACCGCCGAAGGGCGGCGTCTGGACTCGTGTCCTGCAGCGCACCTGATGCGGTGCAGGGTGTGGACCCCGAGCCAGGTCTCTTCCAGCAGGGTGGCGCCTGCCGCAGCCAGGCGCTCCCGGAAGGCTGCCTCCGCGGTCTCTCGGCAGCGTCGGGCGCAGACCCGGCAGATCCCCTGCCCCTGTTGAAGGTTGGCCGGACGCGGAGCCACTACGTGCCCGGCCGCACAGCGGATCGTGTGCGGCGAGCAGTTGCCCAACCACGTGTTCTCGAGCAACTGCGCGCCGGCTTCAGCGAGGCGGGCTCTGAAGGCCTGCTCCGCGCGTAACGAGTTCGCGGGGCGAGGAGGGTGCACGTGCTCTCCCTGGTCGTGGATCCTCACCGTACGTGTGGTGTTGCTTACCAGGAACTTCTACCCCCGGGCGCCCCGAAACGGGCAGAAGAGAAAACGGTCAACGCCAGGGCGCACCTGGCGGACAGGACAGTGCCCCGTCCTCGTTGGGGAGGACGGGGCACTCGGGTCCGATAAGCACAGCAGCCAGCTTTGTTTAATGGACGCGCTTCACGCTACGGCACCGAACGAGACGGTCCCGGAGAGTGATGTCCTCAACGGCGACGCAGCCACTTCACGCGCGACTTCCACCAAGCCCCTCGGTACAGCTGCCACCACTGCGGCAAGTACCAGAGGTCTGCCCGGCATACGTCGGTGAAGTCCCGCTGCATGGCCATGGCCTCAGCGATCGCCGCCTGGAACTCTTCGTCGCTTGAGCTGATCTTGTCCAGAACTGCGGATGTCTTGTCCATGACCTCGTCGGCTGCGGCGACAGGCTCAGCGTTTCCCACCAACCTCATCTCCAGGTACGCCTGGAGAAGTTCCGTCTGCCGTTCGTGCACCTTCATGGCGAGCTCTCGCCGGGTCCTCTGTGCCATGAACTGGGGGCCGAACTGGCGCTCGATCCGCAGGTACTGGGCGAAGGAGACCCCCTCGGCGAGGGCGTGTTGAAATCGGGCGTACACGGCCCGCCGTTCGTCCCGTCCTCCCAGCCGTGGAGCTGTGCGTGTCAGCAGCTTTCGGGAGACGGAGCTGACGGCCGTACGGGCGGCAGCCGCAGCAGCAGCGGAAACGGGATCGACCATGCCGGTATCCAACCGCATGGCATCAGGTCCATGCCATACACAAGCCGGATGAGCGGACCGCAGGGCGTGCTGCTCGCGCACCTACTGTCCAGAGCATGAGCAAGTTTGATCAGCCTCGCCGTATTCGGATCGCCGCGCCCCACGATGAGCCTCCGGTGATCGAGCTCGACGGCCAGGACGTTTCTGCGGCCGTAGAGGTCTACAGGGTCATGCAGGCCCCGGGCGAGCCTCCGGAGGTCACCCTGTACGTGAACACCGAGTGGCAGGGGTTCGGTTTCGACGGGCTTGCCGAGGTGATGGCGGAGCCGGCGGATCTGCGGCACGTGGTGCTCCAGTTCCTCGACGCGGTGCAGTGGCAGAAGCTCGACCAGGCCGTGCTGAATCGCGATGACCTCGACGGCCAGCCGGGCGAGCTGACTCGCGGGGCCTTGGCCCAGCTGCGGGAGTGGGCGGCCAGTGCTTAACGTCCGCGGGATCGCCCGCTTCGCGGACCGGCACATGATGCCGGACAAGGTCCGCGTGATCCGGGCCGGCGGGGAAGACGTCCTGGACCCGGCGACGGGCGAGCTCATTCCGGCCGCCCCGCTCGTCGTGTACGAGGGCAAGGCCGGGCTGTACCCGCAGCAGGAGAAGATCCGCGCCAAGGGCCAGGACGGCGCGTGGGCTGAGGAAGTCCGTGCCGGGTACCGGCTTCTGCTGCCCGTGGAGGCTGCGGAGCTGGAGGATCACGACGAGGTGCTGGTGAAGGAGGCCCGCGACGTCCAGGCCGTGGGCCGTACGTACGAGGTGACCACGCTGGGCGAGGTGTCTTCGTTCCCGGTGTTGCGGACGGTGTGGCTGGAGCAGCGCGACCGGAGCGCATCGTGAGCAGGAAGAAGGGCGGCTCCTTCAACCATCCCGCTGCCCTTGCGGCTGCTCTCGATCAGGGCGCGCTCGTGCTGCGCGGGGAGTCGGAGGCGGCGGTGCGGTTCAGCGCGGCGGCGATCGTTGCGGCGGTCCGGGCCCGAGCTTCCGGCCGTCCGGGGCCGAGGGTGATCACCGGCCAGTACCGCGCATCGTGGCGGTCGGAGGTACACGGCGGCGGCCCGGTATGGGTCGCGGAAGTCGGCACCAGCGCCCCGCAGGCCAGGAGGCTGGAGTACGGCTTCGTCGGCACTGACTCGCTGGGCCGCCGGTACGCGCAGCCCCCGTTCCCGCACGCCGGTCCTGGCCTGGAAGCAACGGCGCCGACCGTCGTGCGGCTCCTCGGTGCAGCTGTGGAGCGTGCCCTGTGAGCGAGCTGTCCGCCGACCTTGAGACGGCGCTGACCGAGGTCCTGGGCGGTCACGAGCGCGGCATCCTGTCCCGGGCCGTGATCGTCGCAGAGATGCTGGACGGCGACGGCGAACGGGCTCTGTCGATCATTACGACGCCGGGCGTCACAGAGTGGGACGCGCTCGGGTTGTGCCGGTACGGCGTCCTCTCCATCGAAGGCCCAGCGGCCGCACACTTCTCGGGGGGCTCGGAATGATCGACCGCGGCCTGCTCACGGCTGCCGTGCGCGCCATGCTGACTGCCGCCACTGGTAGGCCCTGCGGGCTCGGGGCGCTCCCGTTGGTGGACGGCCGACCGACGCCGCTGCCGTACAGCGTCCTCTACCCTCTGGGCGGACCCGTCGACGGGGCGCCCTTCTCCGATGCTTCGGAGGATGCGCATCTCACCTACCAGGTGACGATCGTCGCCAACCGCATCGATCAAGCCGAGTGGCTGGCTGACAGGGTTCGCCGCGCGTTCCTGGGACGCACTGCCGACGGGTGGGAGCAGCCGCTGGCTGTGCCAGGTATGACCGTGTGGGCACGAGAGCTCCTCGCGGACGAAGGCGTGGACCCTAGCGCCGCTGGGGAGATCGTCACATACCCACAGCGGTACAAACTTGCCTGCACTGCCCTGAACTGA